AAATGAATATTAGAAACGGATTATTCTATAAAAATATAATTATTATTTCTTTTATTTTTATTTTATTATTCTGTTTCGGTCTATCTAATGGTAAATATATTTATAAAAATACAGACATAGAAAATGAGAGTTATGATATTATTAATTTAACTGATATTGAATTTATGAAAATTGAAGATAAAGAATATTATGATTATATAACTGAAAAAATAGTTGAAAAAATATTAAATCATATTATAGAAGATTGTCATTATAAATATAAGTGTTTATTATATGAATTTACTAATCTAACTAATAAATATTTAAAAAGTATTGGTATATATAGATATAATATTATTAGTAATAACTATAATGATAATTTACAATCTATTTCATTCAGTAAAAATTTTTATAAAAATGTAGATAATAGAGTAGTTATATATGAATTTAACTGTTTATTTAGTCCTGTTTATAGATATATAACTAAAATGTGTGAATTTAATACAACTTGTATAAATGAAGAAGTATATGATTATTCTAGTTTTTTGTTTATTTAAAAAGACTAATCCGTTTTAAATTTTATAGATTAAAAACAACTTTTAAAAAATATAACTTATTAATAAGTTATATTTATATATATGAAAGACCTTATAAATTATTTTATTTATAAAGTATTAGTTAAATATAAACCTAAATTAGGATACTTCATTTGAATATCATTAATAGAATTGAAATTTTCATTTATATTTTTATATTTCAATGTAAATGTATTATTTTTATTTTTAGTAATAATACCTAAATTATTAATAGGTTCTGCTGTTGTTATTTGAAATTTTCTATAATCACTTAATTCTGTATTATTATTTCTTGTATTAAATTGATTAAATGTTTCAGGTACTGTTATATCTAATATATCATTCTTTGAATCATTATCTAATAATTTAGATTGTTCCATAAATGGATAAAGTATTGTATCTAGATAAGTATCTAAATTATTTAAGAATCTACTTAAATTTATTGATGCTATTAAAGCTCCTTTATTGCTTACTAATGATTCTTGTAAAGTATTACATTTAGTTGATAATTTAGGCAAATAATCTCTTAATGATCTAAATATAGATGTAAATCTAGGTTTAGAGTATGATAAAGCTTTATCTCTTTCAAATTCATTAGGAGCATTATTAATAATACTAGTCATAATATTTTGTAATTGTTTACTTTCATTGATATCTTCATTTAATCTATCAATAAATTCTTTTATATTTTTAAAATAAGAATTATTTATTTTTTTATATTTTCCATCATTTGTTTTATATATTATAATTTCTCTTGCATCGCCTCCTCCTGATTTTAAATATTTACATGTATTATCTTCTCCTATATAAAATGTAGTTTTAATTTTATTATCTTTATTATCTTTATTATCTTTATTAGATACATAAAATTTATAATATATAAGATAGGCTACAGCTAATAAAGTAATAAAAGCTAATAATTTTCTAACTAATTCGCTTTGACAACATAATATAGTGGTTAAATCTTTTTTCATTAAAATAGTAAGACTACATGTTACAGCAACTATCATAACAATAAAACATGATATTGTTTTTAAATTTTCCTTATCTAACATTTTTATAATATATTAATATATTATAAAAAAAATTATTTATTCTAAATTATCTAATGATGTTGGATATGGTTGTGATCTATCTACTTTTTCTTCTTCTTCTTTAATAGTAGGTAATACATTTTCTTCACTCATATATTTAATTAATGGATTTTTAGCTGCATTTGCTCCAATTGCATCCAATGCATTTTTATATTTTTGTAAAAATTCATCTTTATAATCAGGATGTTGAGTATCAATATTGGAGATTTGTTCTTGAGTTTTATCAATAACTTCATTACATTCTTTAATTCTTTTATTACATTCATCTAACATATATTGTGCATTTGCTTTTTTTACTCTTAATTGTGTATAATAATCTAAATCTACATATTCTTCTTCTTGTTTTGATTCTTTATGTTCATTTAATAATCTATTTTGTCTTTCCTGAATTTCTTCTATTTCCTTCTTTTCTTCTTCTTTCTTTTGTTTAATGTTCTCTTTAACTGTATCTTCTATTTTTTTACGAACATCTATTTCTCTTGTTGATTCACAATACATACTATTATCTGCCATTATTGGGAAATCCTTTCCTACATATGTTATATCTATTTCACTATAACTGTCATATCCTCTAACTAAATTCTCTGCCCATCTCTCTGCTTCATTCATATTAGGAAATGTTCCTCTTACTTTTAATACACCAAAACATCCTTGAGAATCTGGTCTAGCATTTCTAGATGGAATAAAAGAAATAAGAGCAAAAGATTGACCGGGTAGATGAGGATCTACTCTAAATTTAGTTCTCTTAGGAAAATCCAATTGAATATAATCTTTTTGTAATAGAGATTTTAAAGCTTTTGATGTTTCTTCATTAGTTAAATCAGGAGATGATGGTTGAGATTGAGGTAATGATTGAATACATTCAGGAATTATAGTAGATGTAGAATTTTTAACTTCTTCATCTGCTTTAAAAATATTTTGATCTTGATTAACGGGTAAACTCATTTTATATTTACTTATTATAAATATAAAATAGACTTTTAAATTATAATTTTAATTAAAAATTATAATTTTAATTAAAAATTATAATTTTATTTGATTTTTAAAAGAAAAATTTATTTTTTAGAAGAAAAATTTATAAACTTTTTAAATACAAATTATATTCTTCTTCTGTTAATTGTTTATCATTTATCCACCATTCTTTATATCCATCTGAAATTTCTAATGCTGGTCCATCTATTCTATGTCTATATCCATTTATATACCATACTTTAGATTGTTTTTTCCCATCATCATTCTCTATAGCTGGTCCATCCTCTCTGTGTAAAAATCCATTTATCCACCATTGTTTTGTTTCGTAAGTTATAAGCGCAGGTCCATCTATTCTATGTAACAAACCATTTTCATTTTTCCATGATTGTCTTGTTAAGATATTTATTTCACATTTATTTTTATTTTTAATATTTATAATTTTATTTCCCTCTAAATTAATATATGGAAAAACATGATTAGATTGTTCTAAATATACATCAATATAATTAATATGATAATTATACATATCTATTTCTTCTATAGATAACTTACTTATAATAGATTCTTTTAATTCACTTATTAAATCATTATTATATTGAGATATGTTTTTATCTTTTTGATCAAATATTTTTTCTAGTTTTGAATCACAATAAAATAAAGAAAAAGACTCTTCTGATAAATCAGTTAAATCTAAATCTAAATATAATTTATTTTTAAATATATAATCTTTAACTTTATGTATTATTATTTTAATATGTAAATGACTTCCTTTTTCAACATTGCATATATCACATAATTCATCTGATAATAAATATATATTTGACATCTCTATATCTTTTTTTTTATCAATAAAATTAATTTATTTATTTCTTTATTTTATCTTTTAATTTTCATTTTTTTATTTTATAACTTAAAGACTTATTATATTTTTAAAATATAATTTAAAGATATTAATAATATAATATGTATAATAACGTCCTATTATACATATATAATAGGACGTATAGCTCAGTTTGGTTAGAGCGCTGGTCTTATAAGCCGGAGGTCATGGGTTCAAGCCCCATTACGTCCATATTTTATTATTATAAATAATAAAATATACAAAAAGATAAGTCCTCTATAATTATTTATAAATCTAATTCTTTTTTTTCTTTATAGGTTTTATAAATAAAATATGAAGTAATTATTAAAAATATAATATTAACTATAATTGCAACTATATTTCCTATTTTATTCATTATAGAATTTGATTCTTGTGTATTTGTTGTTGTTTGTCCATTTATCGTAGATGTAGATATTGATTTATCAGAAGAAGTAAATAATTTATATATATTATATCCTATTGATGATAAATTTAATAAAATAAATACAACTCCTATTCCTATTTTTATGTTATATTCTGTTCCTGCTTCTTTTTTTAAATTTTCTTCAACTTTTGATTCTTGTTGTTGATAATTTGTTTGTTCAAATTTTGATTGGTCAATTACTGGTTGTTCTATTTTTGGTTGTTCTATTTTTGGTTGTTCTATTTTTGGTTGTTCTATTTTTGGTTGTTCTATTTTTGGTTGTTCTATTGGTTTAATTACTGGTTGTTCTATTTTTGGTTGTTCTATTTTTGGTTGTTCTATTGGTTTAATTACTGGTTGTTCTATATTAGTATTAGAAGAATTATTTAAATTTTCTGAACTATTTGTTGGAATGTTTTTAGTAGTTGTTTCAAACTCTTTTTTTATATCATTTTTTATTATTGGATAAAATTGAGAATAAATAATATCATTCATATCTCGATATAATTGTTGATATATATATTGATATATTTGATTAGGATCTGATTGTGGATAATAATTCATTTGATTATATATTATTTAATAATATATAATATTATTATTTTTATTTTTTAAAATAATACTGGGTAGGTGTTGAATAATGATACTGATCTAATAATTTATTTGAAGTTCCTTGAACTAACATATTACTTTCTGCTTCTATTTTACTTTGAGATAATTTAGTTATTTCAAATAATACACTTACTTGTTCTAAAGGATCACATTCAATAGGGAAAATACCAATATAATCTTGAAAAAAACTATCTTTATTATTAGGTTCAAATTCAACAATTTGTCCATTAGGTAATAAAATATTAAAATGTAAACTATCATTCTCTTTAAAAGAAATAGTTTGTTCCATATCAGAAAATCTAAAATTATAAAATTGTTGATCTGCTGATAAAAATAATGAAGTTACAGGAACTTTAAATAATGCTTGTAATGAATAATTATTATTACTATATATTGCATTTGTTGATGTTGTTGCATTTGCTGAATATAATGATACATATAAATATGGATAATCTTGTAATCTACCTCCATAACCATTTAATATATATCTATTTGGTACTGTCATTGATGTTAAATATATTTTATATGGTGTTGGATTTCCTATTACTTGATTTCCACTATATCTTAATGGAACTACATTATCTCTTGAAAATTCTAATATTTCATATGTTACACCTGCTTGAGGAGCTACTCTTAACGGTGTTGCTAATTGTGCTTCTTTAGTTATACCATTATAAGATATTATTCTAGCATATTCATAAGAAGCAGGAGGAGTAAATACTGGAGGATTTTCAGAACCATTAGGTAAAAATACATAAAAATTATTATAATAATTATCTATTGCTGATGCTCCTGCATTTAAAAATATAGTTTGTGTTGTTGGTGCATTTGCACTTGTCAATTGTGGTCCTTCAAATGGTTCTTCTTTTCTAATTGTATATTGAGTTAAAGCGGGAAAAGGACCACCAAAAGCAGGTGTTACGGTAACTATTTGTGTAATTTCATTGTAAGAAGTAATAAGTCTAAAAACACCTCCAATTTCAATATAAGAATTTCTATAAAAATTTTTAATACCAGTACTATTAACTGATAAAGGTATTTGAGTAGGTGTAGATAAAGCACTAGTTAAATTTACTTCATATGGAAATGCTAATAATATAGGATCTAAAGCATTAGCTGGAGTATTTCTAGTAGCAGCATTAATATCAACAACAAAATCAGTGGATAAAGGCCATAATTTTCTATTTCTATAAGTAGAATCCAAATCTATATATTTCTTTTGATTAATTAATGTATTTGTATTCATTTATTATATTATAATATATATTATATTATAATATTTTTTATTTAAATTATTCTTTATTTGTTTTTATCTAATTTATAAAAATATTTTTAAAACAATTAAGTCTTTTTAAACTCCTGTTGAACCAAATCCTCCTTCATTTCTCTCTGTTTGTAATAATTCTTGTTTATTATTTACCTGTGTAATTTCAGGAGTTTCAATTCTCTCTAATATTAATTGGGCTATTCTATTTCCTACTTTAATTTCATAAATTGATGGTGAATTATTAATAAATAATACTTTTACTATACCCCTGTAAGTTGAATCTACAACTCCTGCTCCTATATCTATACCTTTACAACTTAATCCTGATCTTGGAGCTATTCTTGCATATGTATTATTTGGTATTTGTATAATTAATCCTGTTGATACTAATTTTCTTTCTCCTGGTAATACTGATATATCTTCAATTGATGTTAAATCATAACCTGCACAACCATTATCAGCTCTTAAAGGAATAGAAGCGAGAGGAGAATCTAAAAAAACTTTAAAAGACATTTAATAAATTTATATAAAATATATAAACTACTATTTAAATTTATTTATTCTAATTCTAATAATTGTTTTAAATCATCAGAATTATCATAAGATAATTCATCATGTGTAATTTCTCTTTCAATGTATTGTTTATTTAAATTTAATAAATTACATAAAGATTTAGGTAAATAGTTTTTAATATTTGTAATAACAGATTCAACAAATGATATATGTTTATCCATCCTATTTGTATCTTTTTTTACATTTCTTATTTCATTTAATAAATTATTATTATATTCTGAATTCTTAATAATTATATTTTCAATTATATTTAATCTATTTTCTATTGAATTATTTTGATCTTTTATTAATTTAAAATTATCTATCACAAAATCTAATTTTGAATTTAATATATTTATATTTACATTATTTATTTCATCCATCTCTATTTTATATCCTATATTTACTATTAATATAATTTTAAATTTAATTATATTTATATATTTATATCTTATATTATATATTATATTATGAATAATTTAAATCAAGATTTTGATTATGCTATTATTGGTGCAGGTCCTACTGGACTTACTATTGCTTATTATTTAAATAAATATGGTAAAAAATGTATTTTAATTGATAAAAATGATGATATAGGAGGTTGTCATCGTGTCAACAGAGTTGATAATTTATTTGT